ATAACACTGTCTGGGGATTTGCAAGAATCTTTGGTCTCACATCTCCTCTGGCTGGTACGGGAGGGTCGACAACAACTTATGTCGAACGTCCAGGAAGGATTGGGCGCGGTCACTAAGACGCGCACAGTGCAGAGTGATAAACTGCCAGGTGGCCTCATCAACCACCTATCCTTCTTCTCACTATTGTCTCCGACTGTTGTCTCTCAGATTCTGAAGATGACATGGGCTGACGAAAGTGAGCAGGTATCCTGTTTTAAGGCACAAATTACCAAAAGCCTTGACCAAGTTCAATCGATTAATAGTCTCTTTAGACTGCTTGGCATGGAATGTGCTGTAGAACTGTCCACACAAACACAACTCCTCTTACGTTTATCTCTTCTCAATGCCCTCGATAAGGGTGAGAAATATCTCAAGTACAAGCTCAACTTCATGGCTTGTCTCGCCTTCGACCAGAAGGAGTTTGAGAAGAGACCTGACTTCATCCACGTAGATGACCGTTCTGATTATTTGTTTGGAGGGAAAGTGGGCCAATGGTGTCGTCGCATGATTCATTTACGCGATGCACAATTTGCACACTCTCTTACTCAGGCGAAGAAAGGTTGTCCTCTTGTAAGCGATCAATTTGCTCAGTCCTGTATGAGCGCAACTGTTGATATGCTTTCCACATCACAAGAAGACAAGGATGTCCATTTACGAACTGGCTTTTTGCGAGATATCCTCGCTCAGCGTATTCCTATTGAAGAACTTGTTGAACAAGTTAGGCGTACGACTAAAGAATTGTTTCCAAGTGGTTGGTACAATGAAAAGCAACAGCCCTTTGTTCCTTCTGTCTCTGGTCATTTTTGGACCGGACGGAAAGATGGTGGAGCACTGGGTGAATGGAAGAAGAAACAAAAAGAGATTAAAGACGACCTCGCCATCGAGGATCGTGAGTTGCCGTCACTTCAATACATTATTGTGACACCGCCAAAAGAAGCGGTACAGGTACAAGTTGATCATCAAAAACACGCTATTGAATTACTATCTAGCGGGTATAGTGACAACTTTTCCACTGTATCATATATCATGCAGGAGGACCGGTGGATTCGGGTTGTCCCTGAATCGAGTTCCGTTATTCAGATCACTGACCGT